GGAAGCGCTCGTGATCGCCATGCAGGATCGCACCGGTGGTGACCATCTCGGTGTAGAGCAGGGCGTGCTTGGAGAGCAGGCGTAGGAAGAACCTGCAGTGGCGGTCGGTCCAATCCATCATCGGGGCCACACTAAACCGGCGTGAGGGCTCAGGGCGGGAAGGGCTAGCGTTTGCTGGGGATGCGGCTTCTTCTGAATTCATTAATACTGATCTTTTATACAGCGGTTTTTACCCATTTTCCCTTGTTTTCTAAAGTCGGTTGCTACATTGTAGCGATCGAATTCGGCAATGTAGCAACTGGAAATGGGCACGATCACAGCACGTAAGCGCAAGGACAACTCGACAGCCTACACGGCGCAGATACGGATCAATCGGGATGGCAAGACAGTTTATCAGGAAAGCCAAACCTTCGACCGTAAGCAGGTCGCCCAGGCATGGATCAAGCGACGCGAGACCGAGCTGGCCCAGCCAGGTGCTATTGAGCGGGCGAATCGGAAAGGGGTGACGATCAAGAAGATGATCGAGCAGTACCTGGATGAGTACGAGAAGATCAGGCCGTTGGGGAAGACCAAGAGCGCGACGTTGAGCGCGATCAAGGAAACTTGGCTGGGCGAGTTGGATGATGCAGCGCTGAACAGCCAGAAACTGGTGGAGTACGCGCAGTGGCGGATGAGCGAAGAAGGCGGCGGGGTGCAGGCGCAGACGGTTGGTAATGATCTGTCGCACCTGGGCGCTGTGTTGTCTGTGGCACGGCCGGCATGGGGCTATGAGGTTGATCCTCATGCAATGCCTGACGCTCGCAAGGTGTTACGCAAGTTGGGCATGGTCAGCAAGAGCAAGGAACGCAACCGTAGGCCTACGCTCGACGAACTGGATAGGTTGATGAGCCATTTTTTTGAGATGCAGAAGCGCCGGCCGGATTCCATACATATGCCGAAAATGGTGGCGTTCGCGATCTTCTCAACTCGCCGGCAGGAAGAAATCACGCGAATTCGCTGGGATGATTTGGATTGCGCTCTGCAGGCCGTCCTGGTGCGGGATATGAAAAACCCGGGGCAAAAAATCGGTAATGACGTGTGGTGCCATTTGCCGGACGAAGCTTGGGCGATCCTGTGCAGCATGCCCAAGGTCGGGAGGGAGATATTTCCCTACAATGCCAGGTCAGTGTCGGCGTCCTTTACGCGAGCATGCCCGATGCTGGGCATCGAAGATCTGCATTTTCATGACCTGCGCCATGAAGGGGTAAGTCGGTTGTTTGAGATGGATTGGGATATTCCGAGAGTGTCGAGTGTTTCAGGGCATAGGGATTGGAATTCTCTTCGTCGCTACACGCATATGAGAGGTCGCGGTGACATATATAAAAGCTGGAAATGGCTCGAGAGAGTTCTCTCCAGCCTGGAATGAGAGAGGCGCCCCCGTCTCCCGCTTCGCGAATGACGGGCGTGGTGAGGAGTAAAAAAGGTTGACAAGTTTTTAGAGTGGGGTGATATCGTAATGATATCAAGAGGGCCGTGCATCCTGTCTCAAAAATTGATGTCGCCGAAGGTAATCTTGCTAAACTGCGGGATTGGTGGCGCTGTTTTATGAGTAACGCCCGTTTTTAGGGGCTTGAGATGGGTCTGAAAGGTGGCATGAGATGTTGAGTACCAAGGACGCTGCGAAAATATTTAGCAGCAAAGGTATTAATGATATTGCTCATGGTGATTTTGAATTTGTATTAAAGGTTGCAAGCACACTTGCAGATGCTCTTGAAGAGGTGTTCAGTATTGAAGACGTTTTTCAAGCGTGTTATCGCCAACTGAAAAGTAGTTACAAGTTTGAGTATTACATAAAAAATGTAATTGCAGAAAAAATTTTGCTTGGCCGATATTCCATCAATACGGCAACTCTTTTAAATGAGTTCCGTGTTGGGGAGAGTAAGGCGGATAGTGTTATCTTGAATGGCATTAGCACTTGCTATGAAATTAAATCAGAGTACGACAGTCTGAATCGACTAGAGGTCCAGTTATCTTCGTATTTGAAGATATTCGACAAAGTAAATGTTGTTACTACGGAAAGTCATATTTGTAAGGTGGAGAAAATTGCTCCTGAGTCTGTAGGTATACTGCGTCTAGGGAAAAATGACGTATTGACCCCAGTAAGGGCTGCATCTCTTTCTTTAGAACCAATGGATGTTGATATTTTGATGGCGTCATTAAGGCGTAATGAATATCTTTCTTTGGTTGGCGAGTTGTGTGGGGGAGTTCCCGTTTCAACAAATACGGGTATTTATGATGAGTGCCGTACACTATTGCGTGGTGTTGATTCCTCTAAATTAAGATCCGCATTTTGTCGCATTGTCAAAAGAACGCGCAAGATCGACAAGGGTTATGTCGAGAGTTTGCCAAAAAGTTTATTGGTGGCGGGTATTGAATACCGTGTTCCGGTCGCCAATAAGGCTCAATTGCTGCAGAACTTGAAAATACATTTCAGTAAGGAAGCTCTATGTACTACCCCATACTCAAGGCGAAGCGTCACGAATTAAATACGTTGTATGATCTTGCATCTATTCTCCCGGCAACAAAATACAGGCCTGTAATTGAGCCCGTAAATGCGAAATATAAGCCGCTCATCGCAACCATCGATCAATTACACAATAATTCTGTGTCGCCTCTTGTGATAATTAATCCGTCGCAGGGACACTTCGCCAAAAATTCATCTGCGGGCCTTTTCGGTTTGCTTCAGGCTGATCCTAAGTCTGCGAATAAATTTGTTCCATGCATCAAAGTAAAAGACGCTGCGGATAGTACAGCGTTGTCGTTGCTTGCTTCTTATCCTAATGCCGCAATCTACCTAGAGAACGATATAGGGGCTGGTTCATTAAGTGTTTTAAATAGCGCTTCTTGCGTGCTGCTCAATCAGCAAAAAGTTGATGAAAGTATCGTTGATAAGCTACATAATGTCGTGGTGTACTCAGACAGTTTCGCTAAAAAGAAGCGTAATGCTGACTATACGGCGAAATCTTTTTATTCTGGGTTGCATGTTTCATACAAGAAAAAGAGTAATGTGTCAGGTTTTGGTGATTTTACGATAATGGGAGAAGAGTATTTAGACTCGGGCGGTCCGGCCTTCGTCGTAGCTATTCACGTTTCATATATAGATGCGGCTGCTCCAAATTCGATGCATGTACATCATTACTGCTCAACAGTCGATGATAAACTGCCAACAAACTCTGGCGGTAAGTATAGAGAAGCGTTGGTAAAGATGTTCGCTTTCATTGCTGCTAACCCTACTGTATATGATAATACATTGGGATTGAGTGAGTTTCGTGCCTCTTACGCTATAATGCATTTTCCTGGGCTCGGACTAGTCAAGGAAATGTCGATGAAGCATCATATAGAAAGTCTTTGTAATTACATTTGATTCCTTGCAAAGGAGGCGTCCGATTGGGCGCCTCCTTGATAGTATTTATTGCCGATTCATCAGTTTTTTCTGTTCTGTGGTTGCTAGTTCTCTTTGTCGGTCTATGTATTCTGCAAGGTCGTTTAAGTGTATTCCCAGTGCAGCTTTTTGTGATTGGGTTCCCAGTCGCATGATCGGTATATCAATCTCCCCTCTGAATCGCTTAAGTTTGAATTTTTCTACAGTGATATTTAAGTAATCTCGGCAGACGACGTCTATGGGTATTACGGCCTTCCCGTCATATTGAGCCATCAAAAGGAATAGTGTGTTCATGGTCTTGCCTGCTTTGAATTTTTTTGGTGTTTTTCTAGTGCTATATTTTTAGTCGTTCTGAATATCAAGTTTTTCAAGCGCTTCTTGAATTGTGTTTCCGTATGCTTTTTCACAGGGGGTGTCATTGTCCCAGTAACGCCAAACATGACATCCCCCCTCGTACTCCCAAGTTATTGAGATACGTTCAATCTGGATTTTCAATAAAATATCGTATGTTGGTTTACACCCCACGACAGGCTGCGCGAGCGGGCGTTTCTGAGCGTTGAGCGATGCATCAGCGAGCGCTGCCCCGCGCAGCTTTTCGTGGGGTATAGATGGCTCTGTGGTGGCGCTGGAAGGGTCAATAATGCCTGCTGCTGCGCAGCAGAGGCTGTTTGTTTCTAGCGTATCGACACTACCTGCAGTGCGGAGCAAAGCGGGCAGGGTACTGCTGTTGTCCTTTTGCTTCTTCATGCCGCTTTCCTCCGATGTTCGATTGCGAGTTGGTCCATCAGCCGCTGGTGGTAGGTGAGCCGGGCTTCGGCGGCCGGCCATGGGCGGATGGTTTCAACCATGGGTTCGATGTCGGCCAGGCAATCCCAGATAGCCGGATCGGGTGGCATGAGGTCGCGGCGTTCGGTAGCAAGTGCAATCAAGTCGGCCTTGTAGATACAGGCGGGGAGTTCTGGGGCGATGTCGAACCGCTCGCACACGCGCCACCAGATACAGTCCTCGAAGTGCCGGTAGGCGCTAAGCCATTGCTTGAGTGGCCGCGTCATGTCGCCCACGTACGCCTCGGCGGCGTCGTGAAGTAAGGCCGCGAGTTTGTGTTCTTCCGGCACCAGCTCGGCGACGATGCAGCTGTGTTGTGCCACGCTGTAGAACTCGCGGGTGTGGCCGTTGAATCGGCAGAGGTGAGCCAGTGCGTGTGAGATGTCCCGTGGGTCGATCATGTCGGCGTCAGGCTCGAATAGATCGAAGCGTTTGCCGGTGGAGGTGAGGATCCAGTTCATGCGGCCTCCTTCACAAGATCGGCCAGCAGCAAGGCGTTGTCGGTTGCCTTGTGCAATTTGCGCAGAGCGTCATAGCCGATCAAGGCTTTCAACTGACGGTCGAACTCTTTGTTGTAGCGGGTCAAGGCGCGCAGATCCTTGGTGACCTTAGCGTGTTGCTGCTGCAGTGTGCCAGCGGCTTGGGGTGTCAGGCGCAGCATGGGGAGGGCGCGGCTCATGCTGCGTCCTCCTTCAGCTCAAAGCTGTCCATGAGTGCAGCCATGTCCAATGCCTTGTCACGCAGAGCAAGTGCCTGCGTTGCTTGGCTTTCAGATTTGACGGCGCGGAAAGTGTCGGCGGCGAGCTTCAACTTTTCGGCAATTGCTAGAAGTGTGTAGCGGTCTTGCGGTTCCCGGTTAAGCAGGAGTTCGGTGCGCATGCGTTGATCAGACATCTCTTTGATAGAGGCCGCGAATGCGGCTGAAGCTTCGTCCCGGCCCGAGACATACCCGTGGGAATAGCCTTCGCTGTAGCCGTTTTTTTCGCCGTCAGTGAGACCGCCTCGATAGCCGATCCAATAGAGGATGCCGGTGGCGATTACGATGCTGATCAACGCGCAGATTTGAATAGCAGTCATGTGGTGTGCTCCTAGTGATTATGTTGGCTGGTGGTGGCAGCCGTTGGGGTTACTGGTCTAGCTCGGTTGAGTCGTTTGGCTGTCGCGGCATGTCCTCGTCTGCCTTGTAGGCGCGGATGTCGATCAGTGCCGCAACGTGCTTGATGTGCGCATACCGCAACGCCTTCACACTGTGATCCAGCGTGGTCACCGGCAGCTGAATTCGGCCGCTGTTGATCGCTTCGGTGAAGGTCTTTTCGTTGAGGTTCTTGAAGTAGTGCACGCGCAGCTTTTCCAGGGGGATAAGCACGTCGCCGAAGAGTTGGTGCAGCATTTCCACGGTTGCGCTATCCGGTGCGTGTAGCAGCCTTAGCGGATGCTGGTTGGTGGTCATCTCCATGAACTCCCGCTCAATCTATATTTTCGTTTCACCGCCGAATGCGTGTTCGCGTCCAGTCCTGAACTTCCGAAAGAACCCATGCTACTGGGGCACTCTTGCCGGTAGCTTCGGTTAGCTTGACTGGCCGAGGAAACTTGCTTTCGGGGTTCCTGAGCAGCTTGTAGATTGTTGGACGAGCCAAACCGACAATCTTCGTAACTTCACCCATGCGAATAAGGATGCAACTTGGATCTTTCGCTTCCCTCGCCGTCATCGGTTGCGCGTCGCAGGGTTGATCGATTTTGTTTATGCCTGCCACTTCAACCGCAAGTTGCAGAGCGCTCCTAACTTTTTTTGGGGTGCGATCCGAGTGAGGCAATTCAAGTAGGGTTTTCAGCAGGTAATCTAAAAGGTCATGGTTCATTGAGGTTTTTCCGCTTTGGATGGTGCCAGGCATTCAGGCAATGGCGTTTGGTCAGCTCCCGCAGATGCTCCGGCACTTCGAGGAGCGCGGTGTTGCGCTCCTCGCGTGTGCGCATGGCGACGATCTGGCGGGCGTACTCCCTAGGCCACGTCACGGTTGTCTGCCGGGATGGCTGGCAGTTCGAGGCCCAACTGTTCGGCGAGCCAGCGGATACCGGCTTGCCGGACCTTGGTCGACTGGCTGTACTGCATGCCTGCGGTCGCGTGGTACCAGTTGCTGTCCTTGATCCGCAGGTACTCACGGTCACGGACGGGGAAGGCCGGCAGGTTGCGGTCGTTGAGCAAACCCTTCTCCCGCATGAGCGCGATCAGTTTGGGACGAGTGAGGCCAAAGTACTTGGCGGCTTTTTCCAGGCTACGTTCCATCACTGCCTCCTACGCTGCGTGCGCGGCAGGTGTAGCTGCTGCGGCCAAGTGGTTGATAGATTCGACGACCATGCCGTACAGCTCGACGTCGGTCCCGTATACCGTGAAGCACTTAGTGCGCGGCGACTTCACGCCGATGCCCATGATGGTGGTGATGCCGGAGCGGGTTCTATTGCGGTGAACAGCCAGGTAAATGGGCTGCTCGAAGCCGAGATCGAGACTGATCGCGCCCCCGGTGCGTACCAGCTCAAACACTCGTTGCTTGTGTTCAACGTCAAACGCGCCGTAGTGACGGTTTGCATGGAGAGCCGGCGGTGATTCTGGCGTTGTGCTGGGATCGACCGGGCCGTTGGCAATTTCTTCGATGAAGTCGGCTAGTTTGAGGTGCATTTTTTTGCTGTTGGTCAGGGTCAGCGTGTGGCGTTCGGTGCCCAGTTCAACGGTGAAGTGCGTGTCCGCTTTGCTGCGTTCGACTTTCAAGCGGAAAGCCAGCACATCGCGGCGTGGTGTGGTGCGCAACGTGTGATTGAACGTCTCGCTGAGATTGACCTGGGCATGCAGCAGAGCAAGGGTGCGGTTGTCGAGTTTGAACTTGCTCATGCTGCGTGCCCTCCGCCGTTCGGATCGAACGGTGCGGGTGCGGTGCGCTGTTTCAGCTTGGGTTTGGATCCGATGAATGTGCACCCGCACTCTTGCGCCAGGCGGCGAATTTCGAAGATGCGGAAGGGGTTAGCAGCGGCCGGGTGGACGTGCAGGGTAGCTGTGGTGTGCATGGTATTGCCTCGCTCTGTGGTGGAAGAGTAGGCAAATAATTAACCATAAAGGTTAATTTGGTCAACAAAATTAATCTTTATGGGTTTTTGGGGCGGCGGCCAGATGATGGCATCTGGCAATCATCCATTGGTAAGATGTATGGACGCGAATTTTAGCTAAGGAGTGCTTTGCTTGAGTGAATATTTCGAAATTGCCTACGCCGTAGCCTCGAAAAGGCTGTGTCTGTTTACTGGCACGGGTTTTTCAAAGGCTGTAACGGAAAATAGAGCTCCTGGTTGGCAAGAATTACTGGAGATAATATCAGGATTCACATCTAATCCTGTTGCATTGAAGCAAGCGTTATTCCCTGCACTAGGACCAAATCCGCTAAGTCTTGAGGAGGCCGCCCAGGTTATTTCAATAGAACTGGGTAAGGTGAGTAGGGATATTCATTTAGAAATAGCGGCTGAAATCGGAAAGCTTGTACTTTCGGGTGATAATAGTGCGATTAGTAATTTTCTGTCTAATTACAGTTTTGATGCGGTTACCACTAATTACGACTTGTTGTTAGAGGCGCTGTCAGGGATAGGGTGTCACTCCATTGCGCCTGGCTTGCCAATACCCCGTTCTGATGCACGAGTAAAAATTCATCATGTACACGGGTCTGTAAATAGTCCCAAGAACATGGTTGTTACATCTGAAGATTATTTTAAGTTTATAAATGGTGAGTCTTATTTTTCTAGAAAACTGAGTACTGTTCTGCATGAGAATACTGTTGTTATTCTCGGTTACTCTTTGGGTGACACCAATCTTAAAGCGATTATAAATGAGTACAAAGGTTTCTCTAAGAGTCATGTGATAGGTTCTAATATATTCCTTGTGTCCCGTTCTGCCGTAGCCCAGCATGTTAAGGATTACTACTCCCATTGCTATGGTATTCGTGTTTTAGATAACTTGAATGTACATGATTTCTTCTTAAAGCTGAATTTGTACATGCCTGCGGCAATGCTCTGTGCTCAGCCATCATTGAATAATATTCGGCAAATTTTGTATGGTGGTATGGCTTATACGCCAGCCTACTTGAGTTCGGAGAATTCCTTCTATGAAATAGTTTCTTCATTCTCTGCTGTGGGTGTAAGTATTAACCATCAAGCTGTAGTTGATTGTTTGGGGAAAATTATTCAGACTAAAATATCTTTAACATCGGTAAACGGGGCTTGGGATCAATATCATCAAATGGCAAAGTGGTTGGTTTACCTTGGGACAATTCTTGAAATAGAAGGGACATCTATACAGGATATCTATCTTTCTGCGGTGCGCGCATCTATGAGTACTATGAGGAGTGGTTACTACTTGGGATATTCTTGGGATGCTTATACGTGCTGGTATGGGAAATGGAATACTTTGATCTCATCTAATAGAATTTTGATTAGGAGCTATATACATGCCAATCTTCTATGGGGAGATGCTTTGACTGTGGTTAATCAATAGATTTTTTAGTGATATTCTTTAAGTGTGCGTTGGAGCATTTGACAGGAGTTATAAGTCGGAAATTTTCCATCGCGCACGCCCACAAATACTCCAATCTTCAGTCATTCGGATAATACGCTCAGGCCAATCGGGGTTCAGGGCGTACAGGAATTGCTCATTTCCTTCCTGCTTTAACTGTTTGAGTGTTGCTGCCTGATCTCTGGTCCTTTTAGCCGCAACGAAGTGACCTGGCAAAGCCTCCAGCGCAGGATCAATGACGATTTTGTCACCTTCCATAAATTTAGGCTCCATGCTTATACCTTCTACACGAAGAATAAATGCCCTTGGTCCGACGGGGCCCGGAGCATCGATCCATTCTTCCGCATCTCGGGGATCAAACAGGCCTTCCGATTCACACCATGCTCCGGCAGCAATTGATCCGATCACCGGCAATTTACGTCCTGTATGGCTGAGCACAGTAGCATTGTTGAACTCGCCAATTCCGAAAGGCATGTCCAGATAGCCATGGTGAAGCCCCAGCGCTTGTTCTATCTCACGAGCAATCTGGTCCCCGATTCCTTTAGTCGGGTTTTTTCCTCCGAACGCGCTTACCTGGGCCGGAGCCTTGCCCAAACGATCGGCAATATCTGTCAGGCGGAGCTTTTTCTCGGCCAAGACTCTTCGGAAATTTTGTAATCGAGTGTCTGAGATTTTCATTTGAGGATTTTGGCTGGATTAACCTTCTAGGTGAATGTCCGATAAGGTGTTGATAAAAATAACCTCAAAGGTTATTTTGTGGTTCGGAGGTGAACGACATGAATCTACGTGATTACATCAACCGTTTGGATAGTGAGGCGCTTGCGGCCTATGCAGAGCGTTGCAGCATCGCTGTTAGCTACTTGCGCATGCATGTCAAATACGCAAGCAAGGACCCCAGCGTTTCTCTGATCAAGTCCTTAGCCCGCGAGAGTGAAGCATGCGTTTCATTGGCTGAGGTACTCGAACATTTCGGTGTCACTGAAAAAGCTTCGGTAGACAAGCCAGCGTAGCAAGAAAAAAGGCGACCCAAGGGTCGCCCAGTTCCTCCCGGCACACACCACCACAGTGCTGTCGGGTCGCGACGAAGGTAGGAGGGCACACCACATGCAAACCACCTCCCTTTATCGCGCTGCCAAGACACGGATGTCTTGGGTTGCTGCCTTTTCCACCACAGATTAGGCAGCTGTTGCGCCAGAGGTGAGCAACGGATTGTTCGCCTCGGCACGGTGCCGGTTTCGATCCCTAAGATCTGGCCGGCGTTTGGGCCCTTTCAAGCCACGCGGCAAATGTATCACCACTACACGTCGCGGGGCACTGGCAACTTAGTAGGATTAATGCCATGAGCCGAGTAGCTTTAAGCTGTGTTGATCGAGCGCAAAGGGAAGTACTGACGCTCGAATTAGCCCTGTATCACGCCGCACGGGACTATCCCGGCGGTGCCGCAGCAATCGCCGCCACCACCGGTCGAAATGCCACCACGTTGCAGCACAAGTTGTCTCCTACCCATCCCTCTCACACCGTCAATGTGCAGGAGTTCGGCGAGATCCTCGAACTGACCAAGGACCGTCGTATTCTCGATGCTGTACACGGTCTTGTCGGTGACACGATCTGGCAGGAGCTGGCCGAGGCGTATACCAACGACATGCCGGAAACCCTCACCACGGGGATCGCGCAGTTCTTCCGGCAGGTTGCGGACTTGTCCGAAACCTGGGCCAAGCACATTGGTGACGGCAAGGTCGATGACGGCGAGCTGGCCGAGATTCGCCAGTTGGTGTTTCGCGGTATCCAGGGGTTGCTGGGCATGTACAACCGCGCCCGCTACGTCAACCAGACCACTTGTGGGGTGGAACGTGGCTGATATCGCTGACTTCGCTAATGACCTAGTACAAGAGCGCATCGATCAGGCCGTCGCTGCTCGCCTGGCGCTGATGTCCAACACGACTCAGCATTCGCTGATGTTCTGTGATGAATGTGATGGACCCATCCCTGAGGCCCGTCGTTTGGCACAGCCCGGTTGCACGCTCTGCATTGAGTGCAAGACCGTCGATGATCAGAGGGCTGCCCGTTATGCTCGATGACGTACTCAATCAGTTCGCCGACTACGGTCTCGAACCCGCTCAACCCCTCGTATTCGGAAAGCTCACCCGCTGCAAAACCACCCAGGACAAGGGCAAGGAAAAAAACGGCTGGTACGTCATCCACGAACACCGCACCGAAAAAAACGAGACGTTGATCTTCGGCAGTTTCGGTGACTGGCGTTCTGGCGAGACCCAGAAGATCAAGGTCAAGCCCGGACGCATGAGCCCTGAAGAGCGCGAAGTCATGCGCGCTCGCCAGGAGGATGCCAAGCGCAAGGCCGCTGAGATTGCAGCAAACGCGTCACGCCGAGCGGCCAACCGTGCTGCCGGACTGTTCAAGCGCATGCCCGAAAAGGGAAAGAGCGCCTATCTGGATCGAAAGCAGATCGTCGGCTTCAAGGTTCGCTATGCGCCACGTACTGGCGCATTTTTGGTGCCTATGTGCAACGTGCGCGACCAGATCGTCGGCCTGCAGGTGATCTTCCCCGCGAAGCAAGAAGACACTGGGCGCGACAAGGCATACTGGCCCTACGGCATGTCCAAGGAAGGCGCCTTCCATTTGATCGGCCCACACCCTGAACCGGGCGAGCCGGTGCTGGTGTGTGAGGGCTACGCTACGGGCGCAAGCCTGCATATGGCGACCTCGCTGACCGTCGCCATCGCCTTCGACGCGGGCAACCTGCTGCCTGTCTCCAAGGCCACGCGCGAGCGGTTCCCCGGCTGCCCGTTGATCATCTGTCGCGATGACGACTGGAAAACCAAGCGCCCCAACGGTGACCCTTGGAACCCAGGCGAAGAGAAAGCCAACAACGCCGCCTTGGTTGTCGGCGGTCAAGTCGTCGCCCCGGTGTTCTCCGGCGAGCGCGAGATCAAATGGACCGACTTCAACGACCTTCACGTTGCTGAAGGTTTAGAGGCCGTCCGCCGCCAGGTGCTGGCGGTGGTCAAGCCTCCTGCAGCGGGTGGCTGGAAAGATCAACTCGCCCGAACCGAGAACGGCTCCCTGATCGCGCACATGCAAAACGTCGAGCTGATCCTCGGCAATGACGAACGCTGGGCCGGCGTCATCGGCTACAGCGTGTTTAGCTCCAAGATCGTTAAGCTGCGGTCTGCGCCCTTCGGCGGCGGAGCAGGCGATTGGGCCGATATTGACGACATGCGAGTGATGAAGTGGCTCGCGCAGCAATACAACCTGCGGGTCAAAGCGTCCCATGTGATCGAGGCGGTAAGCGTGGTTGCCCACGATCACGCTTTTCACCCGGTGCGTGAGTACTTGGAGAAGCTGGAATGGGATCGCGTGCCACGCATTGAGACCTGGCTGACCGACGTGCTGGGCGTCCATGCCAGCGAGTACTCGGCCAAGGTAGGTAAGCGCTGGCTGATCTCCGCAGTTGCACGGGTGATGCGTCCAGGCTGCAAGGCTGACTCGGTGATGATCCTCGAAGGCGGGCAGGGCGCTGGTAAATCCACTGCCATGGGCGTGCTCGGCGGCGAGTGGTTCATGGATACGCCCTTTGCCCTCGGCGACAAGGACAGCTTCCAGGCAATTCGCGGCAAGTGGATCGTCGAACTGGGGGAGCTGGACAGCTTCAACAAGGCCGAAAGTACCAAGGCAAAACAGTTCTTCTCCGCGTCCACCGACACCTACCGCGAGAGCTACGGCCGCAGAACGAATGACGTGCCACGCCAGTGTGTTTTCGTGGGCACCACCAACCAAGAGGAATACCTCAAGGACGCCACGGGCAACCGTCGTTACTGGCCGGTGTTCTGCAACAAGGTCGATTTGGAGCGACTGCGCGAGATCCGCGATCAGCTGTGGGCCGAGGCGCTGTTCTGCTTTGAAGCGGGCGATATCTGGTGGGTGACCAAGGACGAATCGTGGATGTTCGCGGAGGCCCAGGACGAGCGCTTTGTGGTGGATGAATGGGAAGGGCCAATCCTCAGTTGGTTGGAGGAGTCGCAGATCGGCGAAACAGCGACCGGTAACGAGATCCTGACCCAGGCGCTGGAGCTGGACTTCGGCCACTGGGGCAAGCCTGAGCAGATGCGGGTCGGGGCGATCATGCACCGGCTGGGCTGGCGCAAGCGGCGTATGCCGGCGTTGCCTAAAAGCGGGGTACGGCCTTGGGCCTATGAAAAACCTGCGGGTTGGGGGCGTGCGTCTGCTCTGCAGCAGTCGGAGATGGAGGAGCCTTGCTTTGATTAAGCGAATCGACGAGATGCTCAAACTATGGGCACAGGATCTGCACTCGCCCGTACCGGAAAACATGGGCGGCCCGAGCGGCGGCAACATGATCGCCATGCTGATGGAGTGCAAAGGGGAGTTGATACGTGGGACGCGGGGTAGTCGGGTGTTGCTGGATGAATCGGCGGATATCGAGCTGATCGTCAACAAACATTTGCCGCCGCACCTGTCGGTCGTCGTGCGCGAGCACTACTGCAACCACGAAAGCTTCCTATCGCAGAAGTACACCCACTGCGGATGCGGTCGGGATACCTACTACCAGCGTCTGCACGAAGCCCACCTGCACATCGCCGGTATGCTGATGGGGAAGGCTGCATGAACTTCAGCCTCACTCCGCGTGCCTCTGTCCTACTGTCCGCCCTTGTCCGACTGCCATTTAGCGCAGTTGGACAGGCGCAGGCCGCGCCGTTGTTGGCCTGTCCAACCGTCCAACCTTCACCCGCCCCACGCACACATGAGCATAGCGGGCACGTAGTCGCGCCCATGGCGCGCACGCGTGCTTTAAACTTTCTCCCTATACACAAGAAAAAAGTAATAAAGGTAGGACAGTAGGGCAGAGCCCCGTATTTAGGCGCCTGTAGCTGTCCTACTCCGATCCAGAATAGTGGGACAAGTAAGACAGGGCACCAGAAGCGATAGCCGATTGAATGCGTTGTCCCTGCGTTGCACCTGCGTCATACCTGTATTGCACCCATATTGCGCCATGGCATTAAAACTCCCTTGCTGCCACCGGAATCCACCTGTAAAAAGTACCCATCTTCGATAGGTGCGACCGCAAGCAGCGGGACTCACCACCACACTGAACCCGGCCATTGCGCCGGGTTTTTGCGTTTATGGGGTAGGGCGATGACGAACGAGCAGCAAGCGCTTATTGATATGCCTATCTGGATGGTGATCGTGCTGTCCCTGGTCGGCGGAATATCGGGCGAGGCATGGCGAGCAGACAAAGCCGGGGTAAGCGGCTGGTCGTTGATTCGCCGGTTGCTCCTTCGGTCTGGTGCCTGCGTAGTCTGCGGGCTATCAACCATGATGTTGCTGCATGCATCGGGCATGTCGGTATTGGCGGCGGGCAGCATTGGCTGTCTCACTGCAATGGCCGGCGCCGATGTCGCCATAGGCCTTTACGAACGCTGGGCCGCTAAACGGTTGGGCGTGTGCGATGTGCCGCCCTCGGGAAGCGATCAGGCTTGATGGCCTGGAGGCCATGTAACGTGCCTTGTAGGGCTTCGCATCAAAATGGTGCGCCGAAAATTCGCCGGGGACCCTGGGAGCATCCGAGGGACACGGGGCATGAAACCCGCGGGAAAGCGTTAGCTGCTGGATTTTGTACGTAGGTTGACAGAGGTTGACGGCGGTTGACAGTTCAAGGTTGACAGGAGGTTTCCATGACCATTTTGAGTCGTACGGAGTACGCGGCAAGTAAGGGCTGGTCCCGTCAGTACGTTGGAAAGCTGGTCCAGCGAGGTAGATTAGTTCTGACCCTCGACGGAAAGGTAGACGTCGAGGCTAGTGAGCAATTTCTAGCAATGACGAGTGATCCCTCGCGTAGCAACACCAACGGCCAAGTCTCATTGGTCGCAGGCCAAATCGAGCGTGAACCCGCATTTCCGCACACCTCCACCGGCTCGCTTCCCACGGCTGCGCCGGACTATCAAAAAGCGCGGACACGGCTTGCGCTGGCACAAGCCGAAAAGGCAGAAGCCGAAGTGCGGCATG